ATAAACTCATTGTGTTATAAAAATCTGACATTATTGCATCATCTAGCTCTCTTGCTTCATCATTTGTTTTATTTACAAAATCATTTACTTTTTTTAGTTTGTTTATTATTTTTACAAATTGTTTTTTGGTTATCATTTGAACCTCCTATTTTATTATTTTTAATTCTAAATCAGGATATAATTTTTCAAATAATTTATGTTTTAATTTAAATACGTCTGTCTGTATTCCCTTTACATCTTCTACTATGTTTTTCCCATCTTGCAAATACATAAAATCCGCTATATATTCGACTTTTCTGTATGTCTTTCCATTCTTTTTGAAACTATCTTGCAATAGAAATCTAGGTTGTAATTGTAAATTGCTTATTTCTCCTGCTTTTTCTAATAATTTCAATTCCTTATATCTCCGGCTTTCAGCTATACTGTCAAACACATACATGTCTACTTGTACTTTTTTATTCCTGTATTTGTTCATCTTTAGCCTCCAATCTATCCAATATATTAGTTCTATACTTGTATTTTGGATTTTCTTGTTTTTTCTTTAATGTTCCTTGGTCTTTTAAGTTTTGTATTATATCTCCAGTTATTAGTTTGTTGTTATATTTGTCTGTAAATTTCTTTATAATTTCCATCATATCTATGTTATTTTTTATCTCTCTACGTTCTTGCCTTAAAATTTGTCTTAGCTTTCCTATTTTCGCCAATTCATAAGCTTTTAACTTGTGAATTTCTATGTAGTGATCTAAATCTGATAATTCCATATCTTTTTTACTTAATTTTTCATATTCTTCGTGTAATTCTTGACTAGTATTATTAAAGAAATTCAACATATATTTCATTAGTTCTTCTACTGTCATATTATCTTCTCCTGTATTCCCAGAATTTGTTTTGTTTTCTTTATCGTTTCATCTGCATACTTACAGTCATTTGTACCTATAAAGTTTTTATCTTCTAATCTCATACATCCGACCGCAGTTTACACATTTGCCGAGTTAATGGTGGATAATTGTATTTCATAAGTTATCTCCTAATCTTTTTTTGGTATATGATTACTATATCTTTGCTCAATACCTTCTGTTGTTATCTCATATACTGCTACTGTCTTTCCTGTATATTGACATTTCTTTTTGTCTATTACTTTAACTAATCCCATTTTTTCTAACTCTGTTAATCTTGGTGCTGTATAATTGCGTTCTGTGCTAGGGATTAATTCTAATTCAAACAATCCAACTGCTACTTCTTTAGCTGTCTTTACTCCTGTCATTAATCTATCTAGTATTTGTTCATATCTTATTTTTCGTTTTGGTTTTATATCTTCAAAACTTAATTGTCTTGTTTCGTATGTAATCATTTGTTATCACTCCTATATTTAACTATTCCTAAAGCAATAAATTTTAATATTTTAGCTCTTGCTTTATTATCTAGTTTTAATAACTTTTCTTTGTTTATTTCTATCATTTTTTACCTCACTATATTTACAAATTTACTAGTAGTCTTATGAAATTTTAGTTTTATTCTTCCAATATTTCCAGTTCTTTGCTTTTGTAAATCAACTGTTACTATAGGATTTTCTGGATTCTCTTGATATAAAAATATAACATTATCTGCATCTTGCTCTATTGCCCCGCTTTCTCTTATATCTGCAAGTGTAGGTTCTTGTCTACTAGCATTTCTATTTAATTGACAAAGTGCAATTATAGGTATTTCTAATTCTAAACTTAGCATTTTTAGTGTTCTAGAAATATCAGCTACTTCTTGTTCCCTGCTTTTAGAATTTCCTGTATTCCTAACTAATTGTAAATAATCTATTACTAATAAATCTAATTTATCTCTATTTTTCATTCTTCTTGCTTGTACTTCTATTTGTTGAATATTACTTGTTTTAGTTAGAATATTAAATTTTAAATCTCCTAAAGTTGCACACTCTTCTCCTATTTTGCCTGCTTCTTCTTCTGTTAAATTACCATTTCTTATTTTTCTTGAATTTATATTAGTTCTAAGTGCTAATATTTTTTGTATTATTTGCACCTCTGACATTTCAAGACTTATATACACTACATTTTTTTCTTTTCTTGCAATATACTCTGATAACTGTAATGCAAATGTTGTTTTGCCAACACCGTGGTCTTGCTCCTATTACTGTTAATTCCCCATTATGTAATCCATCTGTTAAAGAGTCTAAGTCTAAATATCCTGTATATAAGCTAAAATCCTCACTTTTATTTATATTTTTTTCTATGTCATTGGCAGTTTTTACTACTTGGTTTAAAAAACTTTCATCTTTCTCTGTTTGAAATTCTATTTTATGCAATTTATTTATTATCTTTTCTATGTAAATATCCATATTATCACTATTTTGTAGTTTTAATTGGCTTTCTTTTAACAAATCAAGTGTTTCTCTTTTTTTTGTGTACTCTTTCAGTTTTAAGTAAAGATTTTCTGGGTTTTCTGTTCTTATATGTTCTCCTAAATTTGTTAAGTATTCTAGAATATTTAATTCTTTTAATTTCGTATTTAGCAATAACATAGATATATCTTCTTTTTTTGCTTTAAACTCATTAATAGCATTAATTATTTTTTTGTTTTTATAATCTATAAAGTCTTTTTCAGTTAATTCAAACTGCTCTTTTTCGTAAATAATATAAAACAATATTGCTTTTTCTAACTCAATATCACCCATAATTTTTTCCTCCGCCATTTTTAAACACTTCATCTTCTGTTTGTGTTACTTCTTTGTATTCATTTGATTTTTCAGGAAATTTATACCCATCTTTTCTAGCCCAATTTCTTAAAGTTGCTACAAAATCTTTGTATCTTTTACCTTTACTTTGAATATAATCATCTAAGGTTTGTATTCTTGAATCGTAGTCTTTAGGAAACATATTTTTAATTTTGGTGTATTCTTCGTCTGTTAATAAAACATTTCCAAATTCGCCATGTTTCTTTTTATTATTTTTTTCTTTTATCTTGTCTTTATCTATATCTTTTATGTCTGCGGTTTTAACTACGGTTTTTACTCCGCTTTATACTACTATTTATACTACTATTTGTACTACTATTTATACTTTCAAAATTGACAGTACAAATTTTATATTTATTAGGACTTCCTTTTTTTCCTTTTTGATATTCAAACAAGCCTGCTTTTATCAATTTATCTCTATGGGATATAAACGTTGCTTCACGTTTTACATCTAAGAGTGCCATTAATCTGTAGTTATCTACTGTAACCCATTCACTCCACCCAGCTTTATTGAATAGTGCAATTAATTTGTACCATAGCAATTGTGTTAAGTTTGGTAAATAGTTAGTTTCGAGCCACTTCTCAAAGGCATTTATCAAATCTATGTAAGTCACTTGCTTTCTCCTTTCGTAAAAATAAAGGGTAATGTTTTTTGTCATTACCCTAGTTGTATTTTTTATAAATTAAATCTTCTTCGTTCCAATTCTCGTAACAAGCATTTAAATAACTTTGTATTTTATATCCAATACTTGCTCTTGAATTTCCATTATCGTATTTGTGATGACAATCCATACATAAAGTTACTACATTTTGCTCTATTCCTAAGCCGACCTTGTGCTCTACTAATATAATGAGCGTTTGGCATAGCATAAGGACTTCCACATATTATGCAACAATGATTGTCTCTTTCCCATACTTTCTTTTTTTACTTTTTGTGAAATATCACAAGCTTTACTTCTTTTACTCATTTTCTATCCCAACTTTCTAATAAAGAATTTATTTCTTGTTGTGATTTTATTTCAATATTAAACTGCTTACACTCTTGTACTATTAAATCAATTAATTTTGACATTTCAGCCGTGTTATATGCACTAGAACCATAATATGTAACTACATTTGTAAAACCGTTCTAATTTGCTTTTCATTGTTTCTGTTATCCAACCTAAACCGTTTTTACTCCAAGCTTGTCTAAATTTTTCTACTGCCTCATCTTTTACTGGTACTATTTCATAACTACCTATATTTTTTATTAAATCCCTATATATTTCTTCTTTTGGTATTTTTAGATAATCTTGTAATTTACCTAAAAGAACCCAACAATATGCGTTACTATCTAATGACCTTCTTTGTTTATATTCTTTTATTTCAAATTTCTTTTCTTTATCTTGTTCTAGTACCCAATTAATTACTTCTTTTTGTGTTCCTATCATTTTGGAAATTCTCCTTTCACTAAACATTGTGTTAAAATGTCTAGTTTTGGCAAATATTCATTATTTATAAAATTGTCATCATATTCTATCGGTATAAGTTGTAATCTATCTTTATCTATTTCGTTAAAATAATTAATATAGTCTTTTTCTGTTAGTCCATAAGCAACTATAAATAATTTATGAATATTACTTGCATACATTTCTACTTGAGCTTGTCTCCAATATTGTTTTGATACTTTAAATTCTTTATCTATATTGTGTGTTTTCACTTCATAAATACAAGTATCTGTATTGCCATCTAAATTAACTCTTAATCTATCTATAATAATTTGTTTATCTTTTTCTAATCCTTCAATTTCTAAAGAGTCTAGTATTTTATGTTCATAATTGTTTCCTGCTTTTGTTGATTCATTTGAAAATGTATTTTTATAAATCCCTATCTTTTCTATCCACCATTTTTCAAATGTTTTTGTTTGCCAATTACCTACTACCATACTTGTATCTGAAGCACCTATATAGTTACTTCTATCTTGACTTTGTATCAATGTTGTATAAATCCTTTTCAAAGGTATTTAAAGTATCAAAATAACTAAATATAGCTTTTATTTCATCTTCTGTTTTATGAAGTCTTTCTGCTATTTCTTTGGTTGATAATCCTGATTTATGTACTTTTGTATATTGTTCCTGTATTCTTTCTCTTATCTTGAATATATCGTGTTTTGATAAATCATCATCTTGTTGTTTTGACATTTTAAATTCTTCTTTTAACCATAAGTCAAAACCTAATCCAGTATATATAGCAACTCCTTTTACAAAACTTCTACACATAGAGTTCCATACTCTTTGTTGTGTCATTGAATTATCTTGAACAGGATTTGCTCCATTCATTACAGGGCTTTGCATTGTATAAACATTATCATCAATATATATTTTTATCCTTGTTTCATAACATCTATTTGTTTTTTTGCTTTTTTCGTATCCGTTTTCAAAACTAATGTCTGTCATAAATAAACTACTTCCTTTTTCGTTTGTTTCAGGAACAAAATATACTTTTTCTGCTCCGTGTTGATGAAGTAAATCAATACATTTAGCCCAATTTAAATATTCTGCTCCATCTCTTTTCTCTGTAAATTCACTAACATCTACTTTTCTTAATTCATCATAACTTTCTAATGCCATTAAAATCTACTCCTTTCAAATTGATAATTCATTTCTCTTTCTTCTTGTCTTTCTTCTTCTAGTAATTCTTGTTCTACTTCTTCTAACTCTGTTTGAGCTTCATATTTTAAATCATTTATCATATCTTTGTAATATTCGATTGTAGTTTCGTCTGCTAATATATCTAATGTTCGTACTATATTATCTAATTCATCGTATTTGTCTTGTTTATTCATTTGACATTCCTTTCCTCATCTGCTATAATAAAAACAGATGAATTTATATAATAATTTCTTATTGAACTAGTTTAATGATTGGTGTTCACGAACTAGTTCTTTAATTTTGTCTAACACTACTTTTTCATTGTTGTACTTGTTAGCACTTAATAAGTTTTCTATTCTATTTATTAAATCTTCTTGCTTGTCTATTTGTTCTTTTTGCTTATAAATAAATTTGTTTCTATTGTCTATTTGGCTATAAGCTAAGTCTAATTCTTTCTCTGTGTGTTCTAATGCCTTTCTACTTACATTTACTAAACTTTGTAATTCTTTAGTTTTTCTAAAAAACATATTATTTCCTCCTTTCTAAAATACTGTATTTTGGCTAAATGCCCAAACTACACTTAATACTC